AGATGAGGTGCTACAAAATACCACAAACTTTATTGTTGACAAGAACAGACCATTCGCTAAGTTAGGACATGCAGGTTCAGTGTACTACGATCCAGACACTACGATCTTATCTGAAGATGCACCATATAATAGGAGTGAGATTGCGGCATGATAGTATTCGATGTAGAAGCTGATAACCTTTTGGAAGATGCTACTAAAATACATTGTCTATCTTATACTGCTGATGGCTCTAGCCCTGTAACTCTATTCAAGTATGATGATATGCGTAAGCTATTATTATCTCAACAAGGATTGATTGGCCACAATATAATTGGCTATGACATACCCTTACTAGAGAAGTTACTTGGTATAAAGATAAAGGCTAGACTGTTTGATACCTTACCTATGTCTTGGGTTCTCAACTACAACAGACCTAAGCATGGTCTTGATAGCTTTGGTGAGGACTTTGGTATACCTAAACCTGTGATAGATGATTGGGAAAATCTTACTCAAGAAGAGTATGCCCATCGTTGTTCAGAGGATGTCCGTATTAACTGGGCATTATGGTGTAACTTACTTAAACGTTTTAAGTTTATCTATGACGACAATATGTTATTAGATAAATTCTTTAGATACTTAGAGTTCAAGATGCGTTGTGCTTCATCAGCTGAACAGGTTGGTTGGAGACTTGATAAAGCTTTAGCTGAGTCTAGTATTACAACACTGATTGAACAACAAGAGTCTAGGGTTCAAGAGCTTAAGACTGTTATGCCTAGACGTAAGGTCATGGCAATCAAACGTAAACCTAAAGTCTGTTTCAAGAAGGATGGTAGCCCATCTTCTCATGGACAGAAATGGTTTGATCTACTATCAGAACACAACCTACCTAACCACCATGACGATCCTATTTCTGTCGTCAAAGGTTGGGATGAACCTAACCCTAACTCTTCTGAGCAGGTTAAAGATTGGTTGTATTCTCTAGGTTGGAATCCTTGTACGCATAAGTATGTCAAGGAAGATGATGGTAGTGAGAGAACCATACCTCAAGTACGTAAGGATGGTGAGCTTACTGATTCAGTTAAGCTACTAACAAAGACTAACAACTCTGTCTCTGTCCTTGATGGCCTTACTGTGATACAACACAGGCTATCTATCTTCCAAGCATTCGTTGAGTGTGAACGTGATGGATACGTTAAGGCAGGTATTGCAGGTCTTACTAACACCTTACGCTTCAAGCATAGGAAGCCATTAGTAAATCTTCCAGGTGTTGATAAGCCTTGGGGTAAAGAGATACGTGGTTGTTTGATAGCAGATAAAGGTTATGTATTGTGTGGTGCTGATATGACATCCCTTGAGGATACAACTAAGCGTCATTACATGAAGCCTTACGATCCAGAGTATGTAGAAGAGATGTCTAAGGAAGGGTTCGACCCTCACCTTGACCTAGCTAAACATGCTGGAGCTGTTACACAAAGACAGATAGATGATCATAACTCAGGTAAGACTTCACTCAAGTCTTTACGTAAGAACTATAAGGTGGTGAACTACTCTGCTACCTATGGCGTTGGCGCACCTAAGCTATCACGTACTACAGGTATGCCAGTGTATGAAGCCGCAGCTCTTTTGTCTGCTTATTGGGATAGGAATTGGTCTGTCAAAGCCTTCTCTGAATCTCAGAAGATACGAAAGATAAACGGTGAGATGTGGGTACAGAATCCAGTCAGTAAGTTCTGGCATAGTCTTCGATATGAGAAGGATGTATTCTCTACACTAAATCAATCTACAGGTGCTTACTGCTTTGATAAGTGGGTGGCATACTATATGACGAAACGTCCCAACATACTTGGGCAGTTTCATGACGAGTCAATTAACCAAGTAAGAGTAGGTGATGAGAGTGATCATACTGCAACACTTATTTGGGCTATTGAAAAAGTTAACCAAGAACTCAAATTAAATGTTGACCTTGGTATTGACGTACAGTACGGTAATACGTATAGTGAAATACATTAATCAAAAATGGAGGTCAGTAATGGCTACAAGAAAAGTAAAATTAACAGGCATCGGTGAGTGGGCAAAGGTCTTCACTCAGAACCGTGATATGCAAGGATACCAAGGTGCTTATGAAGCATGTGGTGGTGCATGTACTATAGATGTTATCTTAGATGAAGATAATATGATGGCACTAAAGGCATCTCGTTCTATTAAGAAAGGTTCACCTGACCTACAAGGCAGGGGACACAAGGTAAAGTTTGTACGTAAGTTTGACACAGGACGTGACTGGGACAGTGGCGCACCTGTAGTTGTTAAGGCAGATGATACAGCTTGGGACTATGAGTTAGATGGAACTATTGGTAATGGTTCTACAGTAGAAGTATTACTATCAGTATATGACACTAAGATGTCAGGTATTGTTGGAACACGTTTAGATAAGGTTAAAGTATTGGAGCATGTTGAATATGTTCCAGACTCAGATGATTCTCCTCCATCTGATACCCAATCTGAACCTGTAGCTGGGAACGAGGTACTGTTCTAGGCACAACTTGTGGGGTAGGTGTTTCCTTTCCTTTCTTCCTACCCCACTTTTTAACTGAGGAGTTAATATGAAAAATATAAATACATTAATAAAAGATCTTGAAGATGTTCTCTTAGGAGTAGGTGGTTGGAATGAAGCCATTAGCTCTGAGATGGGTAAGGCTGTATCAGACACAGCTCTTGCAAGATTTAGTAAACCCCAAGCACCAAGAGGATACTTATCCTTGTCTGGTGTGGGTACAGACTGCGACAGAAAGTTGTGGTATAAAGTTAATAAAGCTGAAGAAGGTATTAAACTCAAGGCTGAGAAGTACTTGATGTTCTTCTATGGCGACATGATAGAAGAGCTAATACTAGCAATGGTCAAAGCATCTGGTCATTCGTGTGAAGGTATGCAAGATAAGTTATCTGTACATGGAATCAAAGGACACCGTGATGCTGTCATAGATGGTATAACAGTAGATGTTAAGACAGCTAGCCCTTACTCATTTAAAAAATTTAAAGAGGGTAAGCTTAGAGAAGTAGATCCGTTTGGATATGTGTCTCAGCTATCGTCCTATGTTTATGCAGGTAAGGATGACCCTCTTGTAACGAACAAAAAAGAAGGTGCATTCCTTGTTATAAATAAAGTTACAGGTGAGATGTGTCTCGATAGGTATGACTTCAGTAAAGAACTGAAGACTAAGAAAAAGGATATGCTACATGCTAAATCTTTGGTTGCAGGTAAAATACCTGATGAACGTATATCACCAGTACCTGCCAGCAAAACTAGTCCTAATACTAAGTTAGATAGGTCATGTATTTACTGTGACTTCAAGAACCTTTGTTGGCCTAATGCACGTAAGTTTCAATACTCTTATGGTGTTGAGTACTTAGTACATGTTGAGAAAGAACCTAATGTAGAGGAAGTCTTTGATGTCTAGATCAGGCAAAGCAAAAGGTAGAACTGGTCAACAAGAAGTCAGGGATAAGTTACTTGAAACATTCCCTGAGTTTGAGGCAGATGATATTAAGTCTACAGTTATGGGCGACACAGGTGAGGACATACAGTTGTCTCCTGCCGCACGTAAAGCAATGCCTATTACAATAGAAGTTAAGAGGCGTAAGTCTGGGTTCAAGACTGCGTATGGTTACATAGATCAAGCAAGTAATCATGCCAAGGGTGAGCCTGTAGTTTTTTATAGATCCGATAGACAACCGTGGATTGTTATGATAAGTATAGATCATTACATGGAGCTATTAAGGAACTGGAAGAAATGAGTATAAAAATCTGGGGTATTATATCAGGACCAACATCCAGAGAAGATACCCCTGAGAGTGACGACTGGCCTGATGATGCTAATTATAGTATCGTATGTAGGGCAGAGGTGCATGATGAAGTCTTTGATGGTAACTTTTACTTCGAAGAGTTTGAAGATGCATATGAATGGGCATCCTATTTCTATGATAGTATAGAGCCTCTAATAATAACAGGATATGGAAATGATTCTTGACTTATACACCATATTGAATATAACTAGGAGCTTTCACTTTGCTTTTTGAAGTAAGCCTAACTATTAAAGTTGATCCAAGTGCTAACTTTTTAGAGGTCGACCCAAGCTATACTCTCGCTGTGATAGGTGAGGTAATCGAAGATTGTCTATATGATATAGATGATATAAATGTAACTGACTGTGAGGTAAAACAGCATGACTAAAATAACTATTGATGAACAAGAATTTGATACTAAAGATTTTACAGATGAACAAAATAATATTGTGTCTATCTTAAATTTAGGTCAAAACTCTGTCACACTTATTGATCATATGGTACAATGTGTTAGAACTATTCAGATTATGAAGACCACTGAACTTAAAAATTCATTAGGTATTGAAGATAAACCTGAAGATAAAAAATAATAATATAAAACAAAGGAAAGAATATGGCTATTGGCTTTAGAGAATACCAAAGAAAAGCTGTAAGCTTTGCTATCTATCCTGCAACCCACAAAGTTCTATACCCTACGTTGGGACTTTGTGGTGAAGCTGGTGAAGTAGCTGAGAAAGTTAAGAAGCAAGTACGTGATGGTACTTTTAACAGGCATGAGGTTGCTAAAGAACTAGGAGATGTTCTATGGTATCTAAGTAATCTTGCAAACGATATAGGGTATAACCTAGATGAGATTGCAGATATAAATATTGAGAAGCTTACTAGCCGACAAGATAGAAATAAAATTAAAGGATCAGGAGACAATAGATGAACAATGCATTACCAACCGACTATCAATCATTTATACACAAGTCACGTTATGCACGTTGGCTTGATGATGAAGGTCGTAGGGAAACATGGAGTGAAACAGTAAGTCGATACATGAAGAACCTTGTACGACCAGCGTTAGGTGATAACCCTAAGCAGATATCTGAGATTGAACAAGCAATACTAGGACTAGAAGTCATGCCTTCTATGAGGGCATTGATGACAGCAGGTCCAGCTTTAGCTCGTGACAATACAGCAGGTTATAACTGTTCGTATCTAGCAGTGGATGACATCAAGTCTTTTGATGAAGCTATGTTTATCCTATTATGTGGTACAGGTGTAGGCTTCTCTGTTGAACGTCAGTCAGTACAAAAATTACCAGAAGTACCTGAGAATATGTACAACAGTGATACAACTATTGTTGTCAAAGATAGTAAAGAAGGTTGGGCTAAGTCACTACGTCAAATGATTGCACTGCTGTATAGTGGTGAGATACCTAAGTGGGATGTATCTAAGGTACGACCTGCAGGTGCAAAGCTAAAGACATTTGGTGGTAGAGCATCAGGCCCTATGCCTTTGATTGACCTATTTAATTTCGTAATCAAGACATTCAAAGATGCTAAAGGACGTAAGCTATCATCACTAGAATGTCACGATGTTATGTGTAAGATTGGTGAGGTAGTTGTAGTTGGTGGTGTACGTAGGTCAGCAATGATATCTTTATCTAATCTATCTGATGATCGTATGAGACATGCTAAGTCAGGTTCATGGTGGGACAATGATCCTCAACGTGCATTGGCTAACAACTCTGTATCATATACTGAGAAGCCTGACAGTTTATCTTTCATGCGTGAGTGGATGGCATTGGTTGAGTCAGGCTCAGGTGAACGTGGTATCTTTAACAGGCAAGCATCTAAGAAACAAGCTGCTAAGAATGGTAGACGTGATCCTAATTATGAGTTCGGGACTAACCCTTGCAGTGAAATAATATTAAGGCCTAATCAATTTTGTAATTTAACAGAGGTAGTTGTAAGAGCTACTGATAGTGCTGAAGATTTAGAACGTAAGGTACGCATAGCTACTATCTTAGGTACAATACAATCTTCATTCACAAAGTTTCCATACTTACGTAAGTCATGGCAAACTAATACAGAAGAAGAAAGATTACTCGGTGTATCCATGACAGGTATCATGGACAATCCATTAACAACAACAACTAACAAAGGACTGGAGAAAACTCTTGAGCATCTCAAACAAATCGCCGTTGCTACTAATGCTAAGTGGGCTGAACGCCTTGATATCCCTATCAGTACTGCTATCAGCTGTGTTAAACCAAGCGGTACTGTCAGCCAATTGGTTGACTCTAGCAGTGGCATTCACGCTCGTCACTCAGCCTATTATATTCGCACTGTACGTGGAGACAACAAAGACCCGTTGACACAGTTCATGATGGATCAAGGCATACCTAATGAGCCAGACGTAATGAAGCCTGACCAGACTACTGTGTTTAGTTTCCCTATGAAAGCTCCAGATGGTGCAGTAGTTACTGCAGACATGTCAGCTATAGAACAGCTAGAGATGTGGTTAGCCTATCAAAGATCATGGTGTGAACATAAACCATCTGTCACTATCAACGTAAAGAATAATGAATGGTTTGAAGTAGGTGCATTTGTGTACAAACATTTCGATGAAATGTCAGGTGTATCTTTCCTACCATTCAATGAACACACATATCAACAAGCACCTTATCAAGACTGTTTAGCTACAGACTATCATATACTTTTAGATAAGATGCCTGACAGTATTGATTGGACTAAGCTATCTGACTACGAACAAGAAGATAATACTGCAGGTAGTCAGACACTAGCATGTTCTGGTGATAGCTGTGAGATTGTTGACCTAACTTAATGTGGGTAGTGATAACTAGAAATCAATGTAACTTCTGTGATGCCTCTTTACAATTACTAAGAGGTGTTGCAGGAAGTCAGGTAACAACATATAATGTACAGTCATCAAGTAGTAAATGGTTGTTGACTTTCATGCGTAAATCAGGGTACACTACAGTACCACAAATATTTAAACCAGATGGCACTCACCTTGGGGGCTATACAGAACTAAAGGAATACCTAAATGAAACCAGTAAGAAAGAACTTTAGCAGAGCATTGTACCAAGCTTATGATAAGAAAGCTAAGGACACGTTGGTTAAACTTTTAGAATCAAAAGGACATACTATAGTTAATACCGAGGAGAACTATTTCGTAGATGTTGTCTCTCAGAAAGATGGCTATACATACTTCAATGAAGCTGAAGTCAAAGTAGCCTGGAAAGAAGATTGGCCTACACATTGGTCTGAGATCCGTATACCAGAACGTAAGCAACGTTTACTGGATAAGTATGATGGTACTAATGGTGTGTTAAACTTCTATGTATTCCGTGAGGATATGAAACAAGTATGGCGTATCAAAGATACCTTGCTAACTAAAGAAAGTTTAGCAGAAGCTAAGGGTAGGTACATACAGAAAGGTGAACTGTTCTTTCATATACCTTATACATCAGCAGAGTTAGTAAATACATAATGGCTAAATGGAAGGAGTTTCATATAATGAAAGATCAACCCACTTACGATCCTGTCGAACGACCTGCACATTACAATCAGGGTAGTATAGAATGCATTGATTACATTCGACAGGTGTTAGGTCTAGATGGATTCATTGCTTACTGTAAAGGTAATGTTACTAAGTATAATCATAGGGCATCCTATAAAGGAAACCCTGTTGAAGATACAAAAAAAGCAAGGTGGTATCTTGATAAAATGATTGAGGCACAATCAGAAAAATATAAATAGGGTGATACATGGGCAGACCAACAAAGGCAGATCAAAAGAACTTACCTCCTCTTATTGAGGAGGCTAAGGCTTACACTAAACAGAAACGACCTAAAGAAAAACCCCTAACCTCTCGTTTGTATCTAACAGGACAAGCCCTGTCTGGATTACTTGCAAGTGGTAGGGGTTTTGGTCGTACTGAAGAGATCAAACGAGAAGCTTATAACTGGGCTGATCATATCTTAGATGATGAAGATGATTAGTCTAGCAATGACCTAGTGTCTGCTGTAGCTAGCCAATCTTTTAATGTATATAGTTGTTCAACAGAGAGGTCCTCAAATTTGAGTTCCTCTTTTGTTGTTTCTGACATACTGTCTAATGCTTTATCAATCTTTTTAAATGAATATTTATTAGCTAACTCATACATAATACCAGCGGTATCATTAACATCAGAGTTATCTACGTATAGCATTGTCTCAGCTACTTGTTTCTTTTGACTTACTAAATCTTTCCATTTTAATTCTTGTTTCTTAGGACTCCAAGTAGAAAAACCTAAGTCTAGTAACTCTTGTGCACCTTCTTCAATAGCTAAGAACATATATGCATTATATTTGTTAGAAGCTTCAGGTGCTTTTCTTGTTACTGCTGATGCAGCATTTAATTTATAAGGTTCTTTACCCATCATATTCATTACACGTTCTGTAGATGAAAGACGTACAGGTCTACTGCCTAGTATCTTACTTACCTGTAAGAATACTGGACCACCTGCTGCTTGCATAGATTGTGGGACATCCTCTGTACCTATAAGCAACCCTGATATCTCATCAAAGTATCTCATAGATTTATTCATAAATGCATTACCTTGTTTACGATCTATTAGTTCACCATCAGAACCAGTAGCAATACCTATTGCAAAGTTAATAGGTTCTAGTGGACGAGTAGCACCTGATATTAACTGAGATCCTATAAGACCACCAGTTCTAGTTAGACTACGCATAAACTCATCACCATTAGGATCAAAAGCACTGTTAAATATTTTAACTATATCGTCAGAAGTTGTTTCAAAATTACGAGTAAAAGATTTTAAACCTATATCCTTACCTATTTTTTGTTTTACTTCTTCAGGTATTTCTTCACCATTTAATATGTAAGACCAAGCCCTAGCTCCATACTTTAAGTGAGACAAAGGGTAGCTATACTGAACAGTTTGTATCTCACCAGTATTAGGATTAATCATTTGATCAATAGCTAAACCTTTTTTTCTGTTCTCGTATTCAGTTTGTGTTAGTGCATAAGCTGCACCTAAAGTTAACATTGATCTTGATGTAAGTTCTGCAAAAGATTTATCTTTATATTTACCTGCAAGACTTTTTGCAACAAAAGATATAGGTGTGTTCTGAACTACAGTATCAACAGTACCATTAAAAAATCTACCAAATGGCATAAGCAAACCTAGACCAGGTACGTTACGTACATCTTCAAAGAAACCTGCAACTTTACCTAAGTTATCATTACCCTTATAAGACTTTGAAGATATTCTTTCTAAGGTAGTCTCTAAAGCTTTAGCCTCTAGTGCCCTATACTCTTCAGTACGAATTAATTTAGATGCCGCAGGGTCAGTATAAAAATCATTAAAGGATTTATTAAAAGCAACTCTAAGATTTTTATCTAATTGATATATCATCTCTTGTGATTTAGTAAAACCATCAACACCTTTAGTCAGAGATAATAATTGCATAAAATCTATTACATCATCTGTCTTTGCACCTATCAACTGTGTTGATGGAGACAGTGATGAGTTAGTTAGTATCTTACTAGTGTCCTCTACACCACCTGCTATTATATTAGATAGCTTTGATAAGTCATCTCCACGTAGTGCGAGAAGAGACTTATAAGAATCATAAGTCATATCTGGATTAAGCATTAGCTTAAGTCTATTAGAATTAGCTTTTACTATTTCTCTAGATACACGCCAAGGATCTACACCTTCATCTAAACGACCTGCTGCTTTCTTAAATGCAGCTGCACCACCTTGTAATAGTGCAGTAGATACATCAACAGCAGAACCTAAACCACTAAGCATACCCCAACCTGTAAGGTTAAGTGCACTAGTAGATGGATGAGTAACTATTAAACGTATGACACGGTTCTGTGTAGCTACAAGACTTTCACTAGCTTTTTCTGGCATTAAATTTAAAATACCCTTTACTAGTTTATTTGTATCATCCGAACTTTCTATTATACCTAAACCTAAAGCATCATTTAAAAACTGTTTGTTAGTGTAATCGTCAACACTTATACCATTCTTTTTAGAACCTTGTCCTGCAGCATTCATAACTTTAGCAGCAGCATTCATTTTATCTGCAAACTTATTTGCAAACTCTTCGATACCCATACTATCTATATTTTTTATTTTAACACCTGTAACTTTTTCCCAGGCTTTAGCAAAAGATTTTACTTCTTGAGGATCAGATTGTTTAATTAAATCTACAACCCAATTAGAATACGTATCCGTTTTACTACGTTTAGTATATGTAAGTCCTTCTTCATAAGCTATCTGTGATAAACCTTTTAGATATGTAACACCCTCTTCGTTGTTACCTATACCAAGCATCATATCAACAAAAAAACGTGAGTCTATATCTTCTAACTCTCTTCCTTTTTTAACAGCTTGTTCCCAAGAATTTTTTCTGGGTGGTTTTTTACCTGCATATTCATTAAGACTTTTAGAAAATTTATTTAAAATATTTACATCTTTTGCTTCAGGTATTTTTACAGCTATAGAAGGTAACTCTATATCAGTACTTCTTCTTAGTATACTTGCAGCTTGCAGTCCACTCATAACAGAGACACCTACAAAAGCTAAA